ACAGAAGAGCGCGAACGCCAAAAAGCAGCGCGTCGTCGCTTCCGCGAAATCGTTAAACAACGCTGGGAAGAAGAAACGCTTAAAAACCTCTCCAAAAAAGCGTTCAAGAAAATCAGTAAAAAACAATCTCCCATTTCCCCCTCTCCTTGGGAGAGGGGAAGGGGGTGAGGACTCCTGAACCCGACTTTATGGTATTAGCCAAAGACGCGGGCGGCTCTTTGCGTATGCGCTTTAGCCAAGGCGTATGGTACTTACACTTCACTTTCTTTGGTAAAAAGGTAGAGAGCGCAGCTCCCACCCTTACCGAAGCTATCAATGGTCTTATCATCAACAAACACCTAAACAAATAAAACTATGAAAACAAGCAACAAAACCCCTCGCGCCTTGAGCCAAGAGCTCGGCATCAAACTATCAGATTGGACACACTCTGTTACCTGTTATTTCGATGATTGGAAAGATAAGCAAGAAGAGATTTTTGCCATTATCCGCACCACCGAAGCCCCCGATATTATCAACACCACAGAGGAAAAGGCAACCATACGCGATGTACTTTCGTTTATGCTCTCCCTCTCGTTTATCGTATTGCGCGAAAAAGAGCAGATAGACGAATTTTACGAAGATTACAACGGCTTTTAAGTGCGGCACAGGCAATTTTTTTTGCAAAAAAAACTTCTAAACCTGTCCCTCGCTAAAAATAGAAGATAAAAGGCTAACACACAGCCTTTTATCTTTTTTATTACCCCACAGACACCCCACAGCCCTCCCTTAGCTTCACTACAGCACTATTCGAACCAACATAGAACGAACATCGAACCTACACCCCGCAAACCCTTACTACACAACGCTTCGCACCCCTTTTCACCTCTTAGCCACCAGTAGAAAACAGTCCTTTCACAAACCGCACAAACCTCCTACCTTTGCCTCGTCATTCGTTTCATATCGTAGTTAGTTAGTGAAAGAAGGATAATTTTTCTCATAATGGTATATTTTTTTAGGCGTGCCCTCATAACGGGTGCGCTTTTTTTTGTCTAAACCACATACAAAAAAAATGAAAAAAAGTTGCTAAAATATTTGCTTATTACGATTTTTCGTAGTATCTTTGCAGTGTCATTGAAAGTCAATGATAAGGCATTAGCCTTGAGTGTTTAATCAAATTTTGAAATGATGGTTTTTGAATTTAAACTAAGTTTCAGAAGACTAAAAAAAGGCTGGTCAATCCTGCTAAGAATCAAAGCCAGCCTCAAAGAAGTTTTAACAACCTTCTTGCAGTAGTCTTTGAAAAGGCGGGGGAGCAAAAGCTCTCCTGCTTTTCAAAAACAGTGCAAAGGTATAAAATATTTTTGTAACTATGAAATTATTAAAGCACATCAAAAACATTTTCCAAATGAAAGAGGGAGATGAGTACAACATTACCTTTCGCATTTCAGCCGAAGATATTTTAGCTTTCTTGCTATTTATTACCCTTGCCTTTTGGATCATCTTAAAGTAAACGCTATGGAACAAAAACAAACAATGCTACAACTATTAGACGATATAGTAGCAGATGTATCGTGGGGAAGAGTATCAAAAGAATATTTTGGCAAATCCTCTTCGTGGATATACCACAAGCTACACGGGCGCGATGGTAACGGAGGTGTAGGGGAGTTTACCCCTGCTGAAAAAGAACAATTACAAGGAGCCTTATACGACATCGCCGAACGTATCCGCAAGGCAGCCAGTACCATTACACAGTAACCATTGTTGCTGTTATTGTTTAACAACCTTAGGGGCGCACTCATCACCGAGTGCGCCTCTTTTTCGTACCTGGTGTCCTGCCTCACCATATATCACCCCATTTTTGTAAATTCAAATTGTAAAAATCACTAAGGCGGCAGGGGGTTTTTCTTCGTTCAATGAATACAAGCTGATAACCCCACCACTCATACCTGCTGACAATCAGCTGCTTAATTTTTCTATAATGATAAAAAAGCCTGTCCTTTCCCAATAAAAACCTACCTATTACCTTTGCCCAATAAATCGCAAACACCTATGGACAAAGTTTTTTTAAAGGACGTACTGGCTGAAATGAGAAAACTCGACCAGCGCAAAAAGCCCATTCCCTTTACCATAACCGTACGCACCTACAACAAGCAAAACAGCTTTGGTGGCAAGCTCTGTACTTATACGGGCGCAACCCTTATGCAGCAAGCCCACCACAAACAAGATTTTGAAAAGAACCCTAACCACTGGCAAAACAAAACCCGCAATCTCAAACTCAGCGACGGCACCATAAAGAAAATTTGTATCCTCTTTATCGTCGCTTTCAACGGAAAAGAAGTAATTTATTAATAATTTAAAAATGAATAACACTACACGATTAGCTGATTGCGCTCAAATACTCATCGGCAAAAACATAGACAAGGCAAAAACCAACGAAAAAGAAGAAGGTTATCCAATTATAGTGGGAGCATCAGATATTCAGCAAGGGCGTATTTGTTGCAAACGCTATGTAGTGCCCGAAAATGTAAAAAATCCTGTTCTTGCCAAAAAAGGCGACATTATCATCAGTACAGTAGGTACATTAGGCAAAATAGGAGTGATGGATATTGAACAAGCTATCGTTTCTAAACACGTGGTGGCTATAAGACCTCATAAAACGGTTTGTATTCCTTATTTTGTCGCCCTATTATCAAGGCTTCTCTTAGATATGCCTGCACAAGAAGAAGAGGTTATCGGATTTTCTAAAAAAATGGATATGAATTTTTTAGAAAACCTTACTATTTTATTGCCTTCTTATGAAGAACAAGAACGAATTATTACAGAGGTTTCTAAGATGTTTATGAGTTACTTCTTAATGGAATTTGAAACTGCTAATTTTTTAACTACTGCTGATTTTTTAAACACCCTCAAAGAACGTTATGCTACGTGGAAAAAAGAAGAACGGCCTAAAGCTATAGCCCTCATTGAAAAATTATCTTCCTTACTTAGAGAGATAGAAGTCACTGAAGCTACTATTGAAGAACACGATAGAAAGTATAATAAAATAAAAAATCGTTATTTAAATTTATAATATGAAAATAGATAAAAACATCATCGCCCTATTAACAGAATGCCAAACTGAAGGTAATACCCTACGTATCACCCAACAACTCGACCGCAAAACCTATGCGCAGCTCAACAAAGTACTTACCGCTATAGGAGGTAAGTGGAACTCAGCTAAAAAAGTGCACATCTTCCCCGAAGAGGTAGAAGATATTATCGAACAGATTATCAACACAGGTGAATATACCTCTGAAAAACAAGCTTTTCAATTTTTTCCTACCCCTACAGATTTAGCCGAAAAAATAGTTGCTTTAGCAAACATACAGCCCTCAGACTCCTGCCTCGAGCCCAGTGCAGGTACGGGCAACATCGCCCGCCTAATGCCTCATTGCGATTGTATAGAGCTAAATGAAAAAAATCGCCAAGTTCTACAAGCTCAAGGCTTACACCTTATCCACAACGACTTTTTGACTTTCGAGCCTCAAAAAGATTACGATGTAATAGTAATGAACCCTCCTTTTAATAAGGGACAAGACATTGCACACATCACCAAAGCCATACAAATTGCTAAACGTTGTGTAATAGCGATTGCTTCAGCATCAGTGCTTTTCAAAAATGATACCAAAACCAAAGCTTTTCGAGAGTTGGTAGCACAATACAAAGGCACCATTGAAGAGCTTCCTGCCAGCAGCTTCAAAGAAAGCGGTACAATGGTAAATACAGTACTTATCAAAATTAATAAGTAGTTTGCTATGAAACAATTAGACAAAGATTTATATATGCTTTCAGCCGCCAAAACGGCTGTTATTTTCGGCGATAAGCAAAGCCTTTCCACCCCTAAAACCCAAAAGGACTCAAGCGATACCGATAAGTTCGCCTCTTGGGGCGACAGCAACCTATACCCGCAAGAGTTCACTAAAAAACTCAACAAAACGGGCGCTGCTATTGGGGGCTTGGAGGTGCTCATCTCCGCTCACTATGGCTTGGGCTTCCGCCTTTATCAAGATGTAGAAACCGAAGAGGGCGTAACCACTCGCGAACGCCTCCGCTCGGCTTTCCCCGATATTGATAGCTTCTTCAAAACCTGTCGTTGGGACGTAACAATGGCAGAGATTATCGAAGATTTTGAAACCTACGGCATTGCCTTTGTCGAGTACCTGCTCGCACCCAATTTTGAGAAGATTGTATCTATAAAACGCCAGCAAGCCCCGCATTGTCGCTTGGGCGTACCCAACGAAAAAGGCTTTGTTGATAAAGTCTATATCAATACCACTTGGGGCGATACCCTCAACGAGAAACTAACCATAGAAGAGCCCTTTTTCTCCGATATTCACAATGTTGAAACGCTCAAAGCCTATTGCAAGGAAAAGAAAATCGACAAGTTCATCGTGCCCGTAATGCGCCCACTTACTACCGAGAAGAATTACCCCAAGGTAAAATGGCATAGTTCCTTCTACAACGGGTGGGTGGATGTAGTGCTTTCCGTGCCTGCGTTCAAAAAGTATATGTTCGAAAACCAGTTGAACCTCAAATATGTGATATACATCGCCGATGATTTCTTCCTTCACAAGTTTGGGCGCGAGGAATGGCAGGAAATGCCACAAGAAAAACGCGAAGCTGCCCGCCAAGAAACCATTAAGGCCATTGACGATCATATGAGCGGCAACAAAGCAGCAGGGCGTTCGTTCGTCTCGCCTTTCTTCCGCGATAGCAACAACAATCTTATCAAAGGTATCGAGGTAATCCCTATTGACGACAAGATTAAGGACGGCAATTTCTTGCCCGATGCCAGTGCCGGCAATTCCGAAATACTCTTCCCTATGGGGGTAGACCCTTGTCTGCTCGGGGCAGGCATACCAGGGGGCAAAAACCTCAGTGGTAGTGGTAGCGACAAACGCGAGGCGTACACCATTCTCTCTACCCGTATGCCTGTTAAACGATTGCGCACCCTCGAAGTTTTTGAGCGTATCCGCGATTGGAACAACTGGGACAGCACCCTATATGGCAATTTTCCGAATATCAACCTCACTACCCTCGATAAGAACCCTAACGGACAACAAACCATAGTAAATTAATTATGTATCTCCAATTAAAGAAATATTTTAGTGATTTAGCAGACCAAAATATCCATATCAAGGATAAAGTAGGTTATTTCTCTCGTGAGATTGGGGAGAAAGAACGTTCGTTTAATGGGATTGCTTCGCCTTTTTTGGCTATTTACGACTATGAATTGGGCTTAGATGGGGGCGAGTTGAATACTATGGGTAGACGCAAAATCACCTTCTCAATTATCTATGCCAACGCTCCTCACGACAATTTCGAGGGGCAACAAGAACTTATCAGTAAGGCAGAAGCCATTGCCTTGCAATTCCTTTCGCGCATACGCTGGGACAATCACCAAAAAGGGCATTTCCTGTACAATGCCTTTGAAAAAGATTTAACCAAAATCTACCCTGTCGAGGACCCTCAAGCGCATTTCTTTGGCGTAGATGTAGAAGTACATTTTAAAACCCCCACACCTTTGATAGTTAAACAAGAAGATTGGACAGTACCCGTAGGCTGTAAATAATTATGAATGAAGAAGAAATAGGCTATAAGGCAGCAGCAATGCTACAAAGTGCGCTCAGAAACGAGACTAGCAGATTTAGTAGGCATATTCGCAACGAGGAGGAAAGCCTACAAAACACACAAGCAGTTCCTCGTTTTCGTACCTCTGAACGCATAGAAGGCTACAAGCAGCAGTACCTAAAAGGCATTGCTATTAAGATGCCTCGACACGGTTTTGTGCTGCATTACGGTATCGAGAGCGGTAGGCTGCGCAAATCGCACGAGCGTACGCGCCATAAGCCGAGAGAAACGAAGTACCGCGTAGAGGCGCACCTATATCGCAAGGGACAAAAAGAACAGCCTTTTATCGATAAAGTGGTTAATGATAGCCAAGTATTAGAGTATCTTGCCACCGCTATTAGCCAGGCACGTGGCGAGGAAATAGTAACCTACTTAGCACGAGGCTTGGAGAATAAGAGCTGAGTAATCAGCAGGCAGCTCAGCATCAATGTCGCGCAAGTACTTATCGAGGGCAGTAAAGGTAGTATGCCCAGTGATAAGCATTAGCTGGCTTTTAGTTTCGTGAGGGGTAAGCGTTTTGCGCAACTCACGATACAGCTTGGTAATAAAGGTATGTCGGA